ATCCATTTTAGTCGTCGTGATAAGGTACCATCCCGTCACTACAGTCATATTCCACATCACAATAGCTAGTTCTCTGACAAAGATTGGGGTGTTTGCTCATATCCATGATCTGCATGTCCAAAAGAGTATCTCGAGTTGGAAATCCCGATTGTAACACCTGTTTGGTTAAGCCAAGTTTTCTCATGATGGTAGTTATGGTCTTAGTCTCTTTCTGCACCATCTGAGACCATAACTCACTATAAGTGGTCCCTACTTGCCTAAGAAAGTACTGGTACATGAAGAAACAAAAGTCATAAGCTTTAACGTTAGTGCCATGAGTATCATATGCCATACCAATAGAAATCATTACATAATCTTCACATGTTCTAATAAAGCCTTCTCCAAAAGCGAATTTGGTTATAGTCTTATAAAAAAGCCTATAAGGCAATACTACAGGTAAGTCAGTTCTATCTGTTACATCTTTTCTGTCCACAAAATACCTCTGAAGAAATACTGCTCCGGCATATGATAAACCCCCTTCTTTATTGGGAACTGATAGAAAAGATCTATACTCCTCTACATCGCGAAGAGTTTTATCCCACTTAATTTCTAGGAAATTCTTGAAGCCCATTATGTTGATAAACTTATCATAGCGTTGAAGCCAACCCATAAGAGTGTCATCACCATATATCGAAATAACTATCTTCCTCGACATAAGACCTTCCTCTATATCTTCAGCGTGTTCAGGAAACTTGTACATGGTTTCAGCCATGTATGTAAAGAATAGCAAAAGAACTATCCAAGAATCCCCATGTGAAGTTTCATATGCTCCTGAAGGCATAAAGCCAAAGAAGCGCATCCATACTTTACCGAAAATTCTACACATCTTAATAGACAAATTCTTTGCTGCTGAGAACCTTAACTTCTTATATAATTCCCATCCCCATTCTTCAGAATCAGGTTTTATGTAATACCCTGCCATAGAGGTATAAATGGCCAACATCTGCATCTTTAAAGTCTTATCCAGTTTTGAAAAATCAAATGAGCCCCATTTCATATTAATAGCATCATAAGAAAAGAAACGAGAGAACAAATACGCACCCCCATTATTCCAATTAGTTCCAATACGAATGTATTCCCCTCTCTCAATAACCTGCCTAGGACCATTAACTAGCCTAGCGACTAATGTTTGCATTATACTAGGGATAATAAAGAAACGAATTTTATCTTTTAAACGCTGCCTTTCCTGCATTGTGTCTCCGAAGAGAGTTTCATATTTCAAGCAGAACTTATAGGCATCATCAATAACAACGATATCATCATTATCACGAATTGCTTCCTTAATAATGGATACTAACTCACGCATTGATCGGCTCATTTGCTCAAGCTTTTTTCCGTTAACGGAAGCTTTCAATTTATAATGCTTAAGTTCTTGAACAAATGAGGGACCAGGCCTAATACCCGAAGAAGAGTCCATCCTATGAGTGTAATTATTCAAAATACTTTCAATACCTCTTTCTCCTCCAATAGGATTAAATGAAACAGCATCTTTATGACGTTCCCACCCAGTGACTGAATACATCAACCTAAAAGCATCACTCATAAAAACGAGCGCACTTTTACCTTTATTCGATATAGTATCAGTAGGTTGATCAAAACCTTTCATAGCCTTAACTACTTTAGGTTTAACATCAGTCATGGTGAAAATAGCATTAGGACCTAAACTATCACCACCCAGAACTTGGTTAAAAACCGAGTACTTACGCAGTGCCAACACTTGGAGCTTAAGTACATTACCCTCTCTATCAGTTGTACTAGTCCAGTCGACACCGCGATAGAATACCTCGCCACCATACTTGACAGTATGCCAGACACATCTACGCATAAAGGAATACATATCTTGCTTAGACCATACCTGACCAACTGTTTGTATCCAATCTCTTAAATGAACAATATCATATAGCTGATAAGCCTTAACAAGCTTCTCATGTGCTATAAGATTTCCATCCCTCGGTAAGCCACCTGCACTCCTAAAATATTCATCCATATGCAGAGCACTATCCATAGTTAAATTGCGAATTTCATCTTCTAATGTTTCGCCTGATACATTAACCTGTGGGATAAGCCCGTCGAGTTTCCAAGATTTAGCGACTTGTTCACACAAGTCTAGACACATACTATAATAGTCGCGAGACCTAGTACATCCAGGAGGTTTCCTCTCTGCTCGAAAATGGTAAACACCACCAGGAACAGCCAGGAACTTGTTGTTCTTAATAGAAAAGAAGAGATCACAACTGCAATCATCGATATCAACATCCGTCTTATCGACCACATGCGATTGTATATCATCCTTGAAGTTATCTTTTTCATATTCCTTATGCACATGATATATAACCGTATCTGGGCTCCCTTCAATGGTAACACCGTTAAGTATTACTCCTCTTTTCTTCATTGATCTGGAGTAGAACAAAAACTTGACTGCGGGGTTACCCTGTCTTTTCACTGCACGGTGCAACGTGCCTAACAAAAAACGACTAATTTTAAACAGACACCACGCTCCTAGGTCACGACCGGT